ACACCTCTACTATCAATATCAGATGCAGGAGTCGGATGCCCAAACCATGAAAGCTGGAACTGTGACGCTCAGGCCATCCGATGTACTTCATGTACCAGGCCTCGGCTTTGATGGACTGGTTGGTTACTCGCCGATTGCCATGGCTAAGAATGCCATCGGCCTTTCCATCGCCACAGAAGAATACGGCGCTAAGTTTTTCGCAAATGGAGCTACTCCCGGAGGTCTGCTGGAATTTCCTGGCACCGTCAAGAATCCAGATGCCATCCGCGAAAGCTGGAACAAGGGTTTCTCCGGCAGCAATTCTCATAAGATTGCCATTTTAGAGGAAGGCATGCACTACACGCCAATCTCTATCAGCCCGAATGAAGCGCAGTTTCTTGAAACACGTAAAT